GGGGCGCTGATGATTTCTCTCGTGTATGCGGTGGCTTTGCCTGTACCTCTTCGTATTAGCGATCCGGTTGTTGCACCGCTGACGCGCCAGCGGACAGGCAAAGCGACCTTGTGTCAGTGCGTGATGTCCGTGACTGGGACGCGGACCCATGCGTGATCCACGTTGACGACAACCGTGCCGTCGTCGTCGCTGAACCACTCGATGTGGCCGCTCCAGCGTCGTCCTGCGGTCAAACCGCTGACGAAGTCGCCGACTGCTGGCGTGGTGTTCTGCGTGTCTCGCCAGCCCGTGCCGTACGTGTCCTGCATTCCGGCGACGGCTCCTGCGTATTCGTTTGCGTGTGCGTCATTCGTTGTCATGTGGGTCTCTCCTTGGTTAACGGGAAGATATACGGACGTTCAGGTACGTCAACTGTCTGGCGAACAAAATGCGGGGACTAGAAACGGTGTGCAGTAGTGGGTGCGAATGCCGAAGCGGTGGTATTGGATAGCGTCGGATAGGCTAGTGACTAGCGTCAGTTCGTCAAGACAGAAATCTTGAGAGTGTGGAAACAACCAGATCAATGCCGTGAGCCACGGCCTGGGCGAGGTCAGAGTCGGTGCCGAGCTGCTGCCCGAGCCGGATAAAGACCAACGCTTGAATGAGGCGGTCTATGTGGCGTCGCATCGCGTGGCCCCCCTTGGCCGGAAGAATCCTTGAGCCCGCTGGCGAGATTGCCAGCAGGCGTATGTCGTCAGGCAATTCCGCAGGCGGTTTGAATCATCCCGCGAATGGCGTCCGTCTTGTACGCGGCAACGGCAGCGTCAACCGTGGCGAACCGCTTGCCCATCCCACGCCAAGCACGGTTCATTGCGTTCTGCATGACGACCTGCACGTAGTTGGTGGCACCACGGCAGACGACGACGAGGGCGGCGTGCTTGCCGCACTGCATCTCGACGTAGAGGTAGTTGTTTCCGAGGGCAGTCTGGCGGCTGGTGTCGATGACGTTGATTTCCATTTTCGTCTCCCGGTTAGCGGCTGCGAGTCTCAATCGCTCGCATGGGTGTAGTGTAGGCTATCGTCAGTTAGGCGTCAACAGGATGAGAAAAGATTTTTTTCTGTGCGGTTTTCCGCAGGAAAACCCTACTTCCGATTGGCGGCTGGCTTCTTGGCTTTCTTGCGGCTGGACACTGGCCGCTTTGCCAAGTGCTTCTTGCCGCCTGACCGCGTGCTTAAGCCGTCTCGAACCTCGCGAGCCGCAGCTGCCGGGATTAGCCAGACACGCTGTCCGATGCGGCGAGCGCCCTTGATTTTGCCCTCTCCCAGCAGGGTTCGCACCCAGCCTTCAGAGCATCCCATCACCTCAACGGCTTCCGCCACCGTGAGGTATTCGCCGCCATCTATCTTCTGTGTCATGCAGACCATACCCCCATACTACCAGCCATCGTTACTTGGTCAAACTTACGCCAGATTTCCAGTCCTCACCGATTCCCATCCCGCTCGTTGCCCCGCCCACCCGGCAGCTTTAGGATGGCTACCGGGCGGATGTTTAGCGGAGAGGGCGGGACTACCCCCCTTGTACACATGTACACCGCTGTATACCATGCCTTTCTACACAAGAAGGACGACAACAATGACGCTGAGAGATGTGCTGAACCGATACGCGATTCTTCAAAACCTGACTGACAGAACGGTGGTGCTCTACGGTCACACGCTTGACCGCTTTGCCGAGTTCCTCCAGCACGAGCCGACCATCGACGACATCGACGACTTGGTCGTCGCCGGATTCCTCCGATGGCGTGCAGCCACGCCACGGAAGCGTGGCAAGCCCTCTGCCGCCTCGGTGGCGAAGGACAAGTCACAGTTAACCGCTCTGGCAAACTGGGCGGCTAAGAAGCGTCTGAAGCGTTCAGACGGGCAGGACGTCGAGTTCCTGTCGTTGCCCAGAATGAGGAAGATCCGCCATGCCCCGCAGGCGTACACAGTCGATGAGGTCGCCCGGCTCATTCGGCTGGCAAAGCAGCGGATCGGCAACATTGACGGCAAGCCAGCCGCCTGGTGGTGGAGCACGATCATTTACGCTGCTTGGTGCAGCGGTGAACGTATTTCTCCACTGCTTGAGATCCGCTGGCAGGACGTTGACCTAGACGGGCAGACGCTCCTATTCCGGGCGGAAACCCGCAAGGGACGCTGCACCGACATCCAGCGAGCCATCACGCCTGACTTGGCTGACATGATGCGGATGCAGGCAGGCCCACCTGAGGCTCTGGTATGGCGTTGGGATCGGGCGTACCACTCGCTATGGCCCAGCCTGCGGCTGCTGTGCCGGCGGGCTGGCGTCCGTGGAACGGGCTTTCACAGGCTGCGGAAGTCGTCGGCTAGCTACGTGGCACTTGGCGGCGGTGACGCTACCGAGCACCTCGGGCACGCCTCGCCGGAAATGACGCGGCAGCACTACCTAGACCCAAGGATTACGCAGGCGAAGAGGGCGCTCGACTACTTGCCCAAGCTTGACCTAGACGCCAGAAAGGACGAGCCGCCAGCGGCGTGAGCCTGTGGCAAAACCTCGGCTCTTAATCCCAACGACCGAGGTTCCGTCACACTTGACGCCCTCACCACACTACCCATGACGTCGCCCGGCTGGCAGGCAGCGGACATATAACCCGTGTCGCCGACCCAGCCGGGTGGCGTTTCACTTGCTGGAATCTGGAACATGCACGCCATCCTTCGCTTCCGACTCCCTGACGAGCAGGCCGAATTCAACGCTGCCATGCAGGGGCGTGAGGCGAAGGGCGTGATCTGGAGCGTCGACCAATACTGCCGAAACATCCTCAAGCACGGCGAACCGTCAGAGGAGACGGCGAAGCACCTAGAGCATATTCGCGATCTTCTCAGGGAGAGGCCGGGGTTACTTGATGAGTGAGAAGCCAATCGACCCGTACTGGTGGTGCCGAGACGACGAGAGGTTCGCGAGGGAGTGCTGGGAGAAGATCGAAAGGCCGCTGCTGCTAGAGATGTTCAAGAAGCTCGACGACCCGAAGTTTTGGGAAGTACCGGAGAAGAAGTGATGCCAGCGTGGATTCCCGTGAGCGAGCGACTGCCTGAGATCGACGCCAACGGTCTGTCAGTAATTGTCCTTGCCGCTCACGTTGGATACGACCTAACGATGTACGGCTTTTCCCGCGATGCCGCGAGTTGCACTTCTCCAGCATTGTTTATTGGAGCCGACGACCAGGGGCCATTCTTCAAAAGCATGGCGAATGGCCGCAGGCTGGAGGCGTTGGCTTGGATGCCTCTCCCAGAGCCACCGGAGGTAAAGTAATGGGCATCACCCCGAAAGACATCGCCGCCCAGCGCGCCATGCTCGCCCGTGGCGAGGCAATCGCCGCGGTCAAGAATCATCATGCCGAGAGAGTGCGGCTCCGCGACGAGTTCGCCGCAGCGGCGTTGACGGGGCTTCTGGCCGACGACGGCGACCGAACTGAATACGCCATGCCCAATTTCACCGCCCGCGCTTACGAATGGGCCGACGCCATGCTCCGCGAGCGAAACGGTGCAGTAGATGGCTGCGAAACGGTGACGCTCACCGACGAGGAGCGGGAGGCGATTGAGGCGGCAGCGATGAGCTTGGACGGAACGCATTCATTGGATTACGTGAAGCGAGCAAGGCAAGCCGCCACGCTCCGCTCTCTGCTGACTCGACTGCACACCTAATCGCACAAAGCGTCATGTTGTGCGTAGCGGCACGTTCCCGAGACGTATCCCAGAAACGACGGAAAAGCGACGTTTGCCGATACGATCAGTCGAAGATGTGCATCTTCGCCACCTGCCGCCGTGCCATCGCCTCGACTCGCAGCGGATGCCCTGGCTCTGACGGCAGCTTGTCCGGCGGCGTCATGAACACCTCAATGTCCTCTGCCAGCGTAGCGGCGCGGTGCTCAACCTCACGCACCGTGTCGAGCACTAGCGTGTGATCGCCAGCCTTGGCTCTGTCGCACAACTCGCCCTGCCCGCCCTTGCTCGGATCGTAGAGCAGTTCAATCGTCCAAGTGATTCGAGCCCCTACGCGGGCCAGCTTGGTCAGCCACTTCCGCATCTGTGGCGACAGCCGCTCAGGCATGCGTCGCTTCTGCCCCTTCGCCGGCGGCAATTCGTCATCGCTCAGGAGTGATCGCTGGACCTCGCCCATGCGTGCAAGTCTGGCGAGGCTGTCAAGCCTTTCGGGATTCCCGGCACGCCTGCCTCATCCATGTGCGATTGGACATGCTCTCAAACCACATGCGGGCGAACACCTCGACGGCTTCCCGTCCGACATCGGCATACAGCTTTCGCAGTTCGACGCTATCGCCCCACATGGCTTCGACGTCCTCGCCTATTTTCGCCGTGAGCACCATGATGTCTTTCACGGCTTGCACCTCAGACTCGGGCTGCGACCGTGCAAGCTTCGTCCAATGCTCCGCATTCCAGCATCGAGCGGTAGCGTCAACGAACTCATCGAACGCACGCCCAGCCTTGACGGCTCGTGGTCCGACTTCGGCACGCAACCGGCTGCGGAGGTGCGGCAGCATCCCAGCCGGCGCGTCACTCACCGTCACCTCCCGCCCGCAGGCCGAGCAGGTGCAGCAGGCGTGAGCGACGCGCCGGTCGGGGCTTTGCACTTGCACGACGCTGGGCAAGGGCAAGCAGTCCGGTGCCCGTCGCCGTGAACGATGTAGCCTCGCCCGCCACAGTCGGTGCAGCATCCCGGCTTGGGCGGCTCTGGCTGCGGCTGTGGAGCCTTCTCTGTCGCCGTGGTGGCATACGCTGCCGAGACAGCCGCCGAGGCTCTAGGAGCCTCACGGTCGATCTGTGTAGGGTCAGCGGCGAGTGACGCCAGAACGGATAGCAGCCATTGCCACATGCGTCACCATCCTTGTCCGTGGTTCAGAACTCTGTGCCCATCGGCATCGACGCGAGCGTGGACGACGTACGCCTGCTCTGCCGGTGGCGGCTCGGCGAACATCATTGCCCACAGTCCTAGCCGTGCGAGCCGCTGGACGAATCGCAGGACCGGGCGGGCTGGCTCAGGCTTCACGGGCGAGTAATCCGATGTCGCTGCCCACCACGTCAGCATCACGGCAACCAGTCCCACGACGACGGCGGATTGGATTTCTCTTTTGTTCATCGGTCCACGCTCCACAGCGAGTACAGGAACATCACGACGCAGGCACCGATCACGCTGCCGATGAGACCAGCAGGAGCGTCGCCAAACGGCAGACCGCCAGCGAGAGAGCCGATGATGCCGAGCCCGATGGTCGGCACCCAGCCGTCAGGGCATCGTCCCGGCATCACCCACTTGGCAATGCCACCAGCAACGGCACCGAATGCGAGCCACAAGAGCAACGACATAAGCACTCCTACTGTGCGAGGTGGAACGTGTCTGCGATGAGTCGAGCCGGCGACGGCGTGCGAGCCTCGGGCGGCGCAGGTTGCAGCCAGTTGCCGTGATGGATGTCGCGGTACTTGAAGCCGTCCGTGTCGCCGATTGCCCATGCGTCTTCGAGCATCCGCTCAACAACGCTACGGCGCGCCCAGAACGATCCGTCAGGCTGATCGCTCGGGAACTTGTTCTCTTTCGGTCCCACGTAGCTCGGCCCCCAGCTGTTCAAGATGAGGCACAAGTCATCCGGTGCCCCGTTCTTTTTGTGGCGGATTCCGATGGCACACATCTGGTGCATCCACGTTCCAGACGCTTCGCAGATGCCGTCCTTGTTTCGAGTCGATGTGAAGCCCTGCGAACTTGCCAACGTCACCGGGTAGCCTGACTCCAGCGCTGCCGAGAGTTCAGCCCAAGAGCGAACGGCGACCACATGACGCAGCGGATGCTTTTTCGCCTCGGCATCCATGCGGCCTGCGTCACCTTGCCCGCCGCAGCCATATGCGCCCCATTGCTTCGCACGCTCGCCGGAATACTCGGTCAGGTCTGCGGTCGGGTACTTCTGCCGATAGACGACGCCAAACTCACGCAGGAACTTGGCGGCACCGAAGCCGGTCGCGCCGTCTGAAAACCCGCCGTAGGGCTGCAAGCCATCTCCCGGCTTATTACGCGCTTCCACGCGAGCACCGCCATACAGTGCTTCGCTGGCGGGCATCAGTGGTGGCTCTGGCAGTTTCCCGAGAGACCACGAGACGGCTTCCGATATGGCGACGGCGTGCATCGCGCCCCACGAAACGCAATCGCCGATGAGTTGCCTGCCGACGACAAACGGCTTGCCGTAGCGTGCTCGATGTGCGGCATCTAGTTGGCGATACAGAAAGACGTCAATGCCTTTGGCTTCCTTCATCGCCTCGGCACCCGCCTGGCTGAAGAACTTCTCGTCGCCGAGCGTGTCAAGAAACTGTCGCGTACCGACAGGATCAGGCGTGTAGCCAAACCGTGCGTCAATGGCGTCAGCCGTGCGGCGAGTGGCACGCTCGACCAGCACGCCGAGAATCGCCATGACGACGACAAATGATACGGCAGACAATGACCAGCGATCAGCGCGTGACATCGGCAGCAGCCCTCGACAGGTCACGGAGTGCAGAGACCCACGCCGCACGGCTCTCAGGAGTCACAGGACCGCCAGACGAGCCGACGGCGTCATCCAAGAACCGATGGACGGCATCCCTCACCTGCGGCTGGCGAGCACCGATGCTCTCGCCCTTGCACCGCATCTCGCGGGCGGCAATCCGCAAGTCGTCAAACGCGACGCCTGTCTTGAGTCTCTGGTCGTTCTTTCCGTCGTACTCGATGCAATCTGCGAGAGAGCCGCAGAGTTCTGCCATGATCGAAGAATCTTCTGCGGCAGTCGGGCCGATAAACTTGCCGCGAAGCGAGAACGCATCCGGTGGCACTGGTGCAGGTGTGGGGGAGGGTGCTTGTCGATGCGGTGCAAACGCAATCGCCGCAGCCACGAGCAACGCCACGGCGGCGACGTGCTTGCCGTCGATGGTTGGCATGTGTGCCGTGGCGTACCACGCCTGCACCTTCTCGGTTATCTGCTTGCCCGCGAGCACGTAGACCGCGAACGCGACGAGTAACGCTGTGATCACTTTTTCCTCAGTAGCGGTAGGAGAGTCTCAATGGTTCCAGCGGCGATAGCGACGACCAGCGAGCGAGCGGCTGGGCGAACGATGTACCAAAACGGGTACGTCGCATACGGCACGCACAGCACGGCGACCGAGTCGAACAGCACGCCGACAGCCTCAAGCACGATGGCTCGCTTCTCTTCGCCCGTCAGCGTCTTGGTTGAGTCGAGCGTCTCGACAGTCAGCCGCACGAGTGCAGCGACGAGCATGCCGAACTCGCCCCACGTCAAGCCGTCCTTCGCAGACACGCGAGCCGTCACCAAGAACGCAGACACCTTCGACGCGATGTCATTGAACGGCGCAGCGGCAGCGAGTGGAGCGTCAGCAACCATGCCGCCAGACTAGGGCGGCTGGGCGGCTTTCTAGACCGGCTCTGCCGACTCGCACTCTGCGAGGCAGGCAGCGTATCCAGCCAGGTCAATCGGCCCATCTGCGGTCTTGTTTGGACCGAGAAACCGTGCCACCTTGTCGAATGTCATGAAGATCGCCCAATCGCTTTCGGTCAGCGGTCGCTTCAGCACCTCGGAGAAAGCGGCGTTGATCATGCCGACAGTCCTTCGGAAGTGATGCCGTGGCCCGCCGTACTTGGGACGACGGTCACGAATCACAGCGAGTGCTTCCAGCAGTAGACGCTCGGCTGGCGTGCTCGCTGTCGGTTCCTCTCGTAGTCCGTCAGGCGGCGACGCAAGGATGCTGTCACCCGTCCACCGGATGTCATCCTGCACGGCTTCCATCTCTCGCTGCCCTTGCAGAATCCAATCAGCCGGCACCGTTTCCTCTCGCTCTGCGGCGTACTTCTCGGCACTCGCCTGCGTGATTTCCTTCCACCGATATGGTGCCTCGTCTGCCGGTGCGTGGCACTTGCCACCGTCGCAGCATCCTCCAGACAGGCGAGTCTCCACAGCTGCTCGCAGTTGTGCGTTTGTGTCTTCGAGACTGGTGATGATTCCTTGCATCTTTTTCCTTTCGATTAGGAGCCGAGCGGTGTCCGCAGCCAGAGCACCCGATGTGCCGCACCACTGTCCCTGAAATCTGTACGCTCGCTGGCGGGCTTCGGCGATGTACTCGTCAGTCAATTCGTAGTCCATCAGTCAAGCCTCGGGCCTGCGACGTGCATGGATGCCAGACCGCCACCGTGGCGATACAGAAACGTCTCCATTGCTTGACGGCTTCCGATCCATCCGTTGATGGCGTGGTAGTCGTCTGGCGGATTCAGTGCCGGTGCTGTCCTGACGATGACGCCGTCAAGCGTGTCGATGGGCTTGTTGTTTGCAGCCGCTTGGTGGTGCAGATGACCAGTGTGCCACTCGCGGTAGACGCTCTGACTCCACGCCTTTGGCTGCTCTAGTGCCATGATCTGTGGCAGCTTAGGCTTTGCCTTATGCCCGTGCGTGAAGCCGAGAAGGTTGCCACCGTGCGAGAGATACTGCCTGCCGGTGAAATCTGGCTTCACTTTCGTGATTCGAGAATTGCGAAAACGCTCCTGCAAAATTCGCTGAAAAGTCCACGTCAGCACTTCGTCGTGGTTTCCATTGACGATCACAACGTCTGTCGGCACAGTCTCGGCGGATTGCTGAACCAGAGACAGCAGCGTGTCGCAGCCGACTTCGATCATCTTCTGAAGCCGTCCGTCACGCTCTAGCGGCGTGCCACCCGTAGTCGTGCCTGCTGGCGTATCGTAATGGAACAGGTCTCCCAAGAAGGCGACCGTGCGTCTGGCTGGCTTGTTGTCGTTGCCGACTGCCAGCAGTTCGCTTGCAGCGTCGCCGACAAGCCGAGCGGCAATGTCCAAGTCGTAGTCGCCGCCGCCGGTTGTTTTGTCCCAGCAGTATTTGCCGAAGTGCGTATCTGCAACGACGAGCACCTGCCACAGTCCATCACGCTTGGGTGCCTTGACAGATTTGGTCAATGGCTTGCGGATGTCCTTCTTTGCGGCGTCAATCATCGCCTGCACCACCTCGCGTGTCGTCGGCCCGCCCTTCGGCTTGAGCCTCACAAACACCCGGTGCAGTTCAATGCTGCCGCCTTCTCCGTCACCACACTCCCACTTGGTTGCCTCACTGGCAGCAATCTCGAAGCGGCTCATGTCCGCCTCAATGTGACGCAGCAAGTCCTCAACCGTCTTGATTCGCTTGCTGGTGGAGCGTGCCTCTAGCACGTCGCCGGATTGCGACTGCGTCACCTCTTCGGCGTCGGCCCGCTTGGCGGGCGGCACCTTGGCTTTGATTGCGTCGCCTATCTTCGCAGCCATAACGCAATCTCCTTCCATCCTGCGACGAGCCACTTCCGCTCTGCGGCAGTCTCGGCTACCAGTTGACCGATCTCGCGTGCAGATGCAGCCCCGTAATCGCCAGACTGAAAGCGGCGTCGCACGTCGAGCAGCTGCTCTTGCACGTCAGGCGGCAGACGCTCCAGCCACGGCTTTGGGCCGGGCTTGACGCCACGCACACGCTCACGCACGGCGTCGGCTAGTGCGGCGACGCTTGGGCGTTTCGTCTTCACGCTGGGGCTCCTTCCCTTTGAGATGCACCCACCCGTCCTCGTCTGGGATGCCGCCACCAGCGTGCTCCTCGTCGTCGTCCAACTCGGGTGGCAGGATCACCGCCTCGGTCTTCGGCTGTGGCTTGGTGCGTCCCATGCCACTAGGGTGGCAGCACTGTCAAGCGTTCCGGCGTGCGTTGCTGATAGCCCGCCGCACGAGCATCCGCCCAGCCACGTCGAGGAACGGCAGGCCGCGAGCCTCGGCTTCCTCGCGCATGACCTTCACCACCTCGTCAATGCGTTCTGGCTTGCTGCACTCGTCTGGCCCCCATGCGTCCATCTGCGCTGCCTTGGCGCGGCAGGCACAGGTTGGCGTTGGCTCAATGCCGAATCGCTTCAAGAGGCGGGAAAGCTCGGTGCCGGGGCCGTGGTCGGGCGATTGGGTGGCTAGTGCTGGTGCGTCCCCCTGTTTCCGGCAAAACCGGATAGCGTTGGCGTGGCGGCTGCGAAATCCGCAGACAACACAAGTCTGTTCGTTGTTTTGGAAATTGCAGTAGCTAGGCATGTAACACTACCACCGGCATCGGCCCGTCATAACCAAACCCTCCCGTTCTTCGGCATGGAATGTTGTTGAATATTTCCATTTGAACTGCCGTCGCCCATTGCGTTCCAGCCGATGAAGACCAACTTGGGGAGCAATACCCGCCGCCGGAAGAAAGACCAGGAAGTGACCCGCCCGCCAAGCTATTTCCGAAGACAGAAAAACAACACGAAGCGCCGCCCTGTTCCCTTAGCGAGTACGGAAGCGTAACCCATGACCCACCGGGGGCGGCAAAAATAAAGCCGCCTGCGGAGTTATCCAAAAACCACGGTTGGTCCCCAACTGGCGGACTAAATGATTCACACCCTGGCCGCTTTGCGATTAGCGTCGAATAGCTGCAACAGCACTGTGACCCCGTCAACTGCGGCCAAAACCCACTGCCGAACGCCGCGTAATTCAACCCCGCTTTCCGAAAACAATCCTGTGGCGAAGTAGCTGTACCACCGGCCATACGGTCCAATACATAGGTGCCGTCCCACATTGTGCCGCCGGAAATTGTGGCGTAGATGTGATCCGGGGGGGCGGCGCCGCTTGCGGAACAACCACACTTACATTCGCACGCCCCATCCGCACACGTCGTCCCCACGCCCTTGAACACTGGCGTTGACGGTGAGCCAGCCAGCGACGTGCAGATGCCACTCCCAAGTGGCTGGCCTGCGAACGGGTCGCCTTGCAGGCCAACGCAGAAAACGCCGCACCTCCATGTACCGCCTCTAGCCGCACAGGCAGACTCGCTCTCGTTTCTGCATCGCGGGCCTGTTTCGCCATTAGAGTTTGTGAACGTATCCGGCCCGCAGCACGAGCCGCTGGCGCACTTGCACTGACACGCTGGCTTGACCGTGCATGTGGTGCCCTCGCAGCACGCGCCCTCGCGGCAGGCTTCGTTGCACTCGGCTTCGGTCTTGTGGGACGCTCGGCCTGCGGTCGTGACGCCGCTCGGCAGCGTGGTGGATTGGTAGCAGGGCATGGCTTTTATTGGTTCAGCGTAACGGTAATAGTCACAGCATCACTTCCCGTGCGCTGGTTCACTGCGGTGACTGAAGTCGAATATCCGGCGTCGAAGTTCCTTGACGCAATCAGCGGCCTTACTGCTTCAATATTGCGGGTCTGGACGTGGGTGAATGGCAATTCCGTACAAGGCGACCAAGATGCCACAGCGTTCAATGGAGAGGTTCTGAAGTAGGCCTGCTCTGTTCCAGTAGTCGCCATGCCGCACGACATTTGGCTTTTTGTTTTTACCACCGACTCTGATGCCCAAAAGAAAAGCGGGCCTGTGAACGTGTAATAGAAATCAAACGCAATACTGCTATTCGCTGCCAGCATCAGCGTAAATACTGATGGCGAGCAACCGCCCGGCGCAGCGGAAAACGTCTTTTGCCACGCGCTTGAATATCCTCCTGATGGCGTGATTGCCGTAAGCGCATGGGTTCCGTTTATTGCAGACCCAAAAAAACAGGCACTCGATTGGTATGCCCCGTAGAAATTATCGGTGGCTGAGTATTGTGCGTAGAAATCCTCCGCCACGACTGACAGCGTCACGGACGAGGGCTTTGCCAAGCACGCCTTGTCAGCGCAGCAATACCACCCACCGCAGCACTCTGAGCACTCCGCACCAAGCATCACCATAGGTCAGCACTCCGCAGCGATGAGAATCCACTCGGTGCCAACATAAGTGATGGCACAAGCCTTGCTGCCGGTGCCGCCCACTGCGGCAAAGTAGTTCCTGACGTCCGAGTATGTCGTGCCGCTCGTCACGGCATCGGCGACTGTCTTCGTGGAACCCTTGGCCCACGGTGCTGTAAACGTCCCACGGACGATGCCGCCAGCAGCACCGCCGCCGCCAGCCAGCCGCACGAGTGCCCACTTGCCACTTCCCGTGCCGCTGTCCTTCCAGAGAACAAGCCCCTCGCCCGTCGTGCCGGTTTTCAGTTCTGACGTCGATGCCTTGCACGCAACGAACTTGTCGTCAGCACTCGTCACATCGACCTTGCACTGCACGACGCCACCCACAGCCACCCTTCCAACAGCGTTCGCCGCAATCGGCTCTACTGCCACGCACCAGGCCGTCGTTGTCGCAGACGGCGTGCCACCCGTCAGAACCGGCATTTCCTCGAAGGACGCTGTAGCACCGCCTGACGACGACGTAGGCGTGATAGCCACGCCAGTTATTGCCAGCACGCCCCAGCGGGCGACGGTCACAGACGGACGGCAGTACGCCCATGTGTACGGCTTCAGCACAGGCGAGCCAGGGACGCCTTCTGTGCCGGGATTGGCACCGAGCACCAAGTCAGCGGCGTCCTGCGCCCGATTCCACGCCCGTGCCGATATGGCACCGCGTAGCGGCTGGCCTTGCTCAATGCGTCCGTCTGGGCGTGACATCAGACATACCCCGTGCCAAGCCCAAGCAGCGAGAAGTCAGAGTCTTTGTAGACCTTGGAAACGTAGACGGCTTTCGGTTGCTTGATTAGCGAAGAACCAGACACAGAGTCCTCATACCGCACCCACAGGTACTCGTGCCCTTTTTTCTCAACGCCGCTGATGCTGCCGATGGTCTGCCCTGTCACGTTCTTTGACGCTACGAAACGATACGACAGCGACCACGGGCCTTTCCCCTTCTGGTCGTCCCATTCCTGCGAGCCGCTGCAACCGAGGAAAAGAACCTCGCCAGCGTCAAACCCGCGAAACGTGGCGTTGTTCGTCGTGCCGGTAATCCCAGCCATGCCACGCACATACGCAGCCGTCACGTACGCATTTGGCACGTCGTAGCTTTCCTGCCACTGAAGCTGCGGCACGACAATGTCAACGCCGTTGACGCCGTTTGAATCGACGCCGATAGCACCTGACATATTCGTGGCAGACGACGGGTAGCGCTTCTCGAAGTCGAGCGTGCCGCCAGAGCCGACAGAGCACGCTTGCGTGATGTGCTGCGTGCCGCCTGTGGTATCAAAACTGCGGGCACGCTTCAGCGGGTCAGACGTCGAAGGCTCTGCTCCAGCCTTCTCGTAGTTGATCGTAACTTGCCACGCATTGTCGCCGAGGTACGCGACGCTGTATTGCTCCACCCACAGTTGAGCATCGGCGACGCCGGGATACTGCCAGCCGTAGCCGCCGCTACTGATCTGCTGGTTGATGTCAGCGTGCAGCACAGTGTCGTCTGCGGTGCCGAAAACCTTGTAGCTCTTCGTGTATGACGACGTCGCCTTCTTGCCACGCCGCACAATCGTCGCCTGACGTGAGTCGCCGTCTTCTACCCAAGTAAGTGCCATTACGCCGCCACCTTTCCGCCGTCGTCAATCTTGCGGGTGTTCTTAGCCGTTTCTTCCGCCGCCTTCGCCGTGCGTTCAGCGAGCGAAGAGCCGCCAAATATCTGCCCGAGATTGGTTGACGAGAACGTGCCAGCCACTTGCCCCATGCTCACGGCAGATTCAGCACCAGCGGCACCAGCACCAGCCGTCGCTGCCTTCTCAGACGATGACGATGCCGCACTTGCGACGTTGACGCGAGAGAAAGCAGCGTAGTATGCGTCGAGCAGCTTCGACTCCATCTCACTGCCCACGTTGCCACGCTCAATCAGTGCGTCCATGCTCGCGCCGATGTTCGAGATTTCATCCAGCGACGACGCAGAGCCGAGGGCGTTCAGTAGTTCAGCAGCGGTAGCAGCGTCTTTTCTGCGTTCACTTACGCCGTTCGTGGCGTCGGACAGCTTGCCCTCTGCCGCCTGCGTTGCCGCACGACGGTCGTCTGCTCGCTTCTGGTTCGTCGCCTGCCGCTCGTCCTTCGTCGCCTGCGCGTCGTCCTTGATGGCTTGCTCTCGGTCCTTGCGATCCCTCTCTGCCTGTGCGTTCTCTGCCGCTGCCTTGTCCGTGCGAGCGTTCACGCCTGGCCGCTCTTGCATCCGCTGCTCTGCCCGTGCAGCGTTTTCGTCCTTAATAGCCTGCACTCGCTGCTCGGTGTCTTCAGCACCAGTGATGAATCCCTGAACGCGAGTCCATGCGATTTGGATGGCAGACACGAGATTGTCAAACGTAGCCATCACGCCGTTGGCGATGTTGTCAAAGAAGCCCATGATGAAGGCTCCCATCGTGTTGAGCAGCGCCGCCGAGTCTGTGTAAATCTTGTCCCACGCGATGTAGATGCCCGAGCCGATGTCCGTAAAGACGTCTTGAAACGCTGCCACCCACGGATCGACGTAGGACATCAACGCTTCGGTGCCGCGCAGCCAGCCAGCGACGAGCCCAGCCCAGAGGACGTCCATCGCACCGGACAAGTCACCGGCAGCGACGGCTTCATAGACGCCGTTGAAGGTGGTCGTGGCAGTCTTGGCGAGATCGCCAAGCACGACGATGCCGTCAGATACGGCAGCACCGAAACCCTCGCCGATGGCTCCTGCCGCCTCTTGGACGAGCGGAGCCACCGGGCCGAGGGCCGCACCGATCTGGTCCTTGAACTTGTAGAGAGCAAAGACCGCAGCACCGATGCCAGCCGCAACCAGCAGCACCGGGCTGGCAAGGGCAGAGAAGAGACCGAAGCCCTTCAAGACAAGACCGATGGAGCCGCTCAACGCCTGCAACGAATACCCTACAGTCGCCATTGCGGCACCGATGCCAATGGCTGCGGCGGCAACTTGAGCAAACAGGACGATGGCTTCCTTGTTGTCAGTCGCCAGCTTTGTCAGCCCGTCAATGAAGCCAGCGATGAACGGCACGACGCTGGCGAGAGCCGGTGCGACGGCGTCCGTGATGGCAATTGCCATCCGCTGCATCGCAGCCAGCACGCTACCGAACGAGCCAGACAGGCCCGACATCATCATCTTGTATTTCTCGCCGACCGGCAGAGCGGACGCCATTGCCTCGCGCATCTTGGTGAACCCATCCACGCCTTCAGAGGCGAGAATCGACGCGGCGCGAATGGCATCGGCACCGAAGATGCGGCGGAAGATGTCATCCTTCGCCGTCTGGTCAAGCCCGCCCATTGCCTGCGTGAGCGTGCCGATGATCTCCACCATCGGCTTCATCTGCCCGTCAGCACCACGGAACGAGGCGACAGAAAGCCCGAGTTGGTCAAGAGCACCCACGGCATCGTCAGCCGGTGCCATCAGCCGCATCAGCATCGTCTTGACGCTGGTGCCTGCGTCACTGCCCTTCACGCCGTTATTGGCGAGGATCGCCAGCGTGGCAGACAAGTCCTCAATGCTCTGCCCCGCTAGGCCGGCGACGGCAGACGACATCGAGAACGCTTCCGACATCTGAGCGATTGAGGTGCTCGACGCATCCGCAGCAGAGGACAACGCATTGGCGGCGACGTCGGATGACACCTTGAACACGTTCATGGCGTCCGACATCACCACAGCCGCCTGGGCAACGTCCATCTCGCCAACCTTGGCGAACTCCAACGCCGTCTTGCCGGCACCGCCAAGGACAGCATCAAGCGACATGCCAGCCTTCAGCAGTTCAAGCA